GTCTCGCCTGTTGGCTCAAACGATTTCCATGGGGTTACGCCGGGACGAACTTCACATTTTGCCTGAACTTGCGCCACTTTTACCGGCAGATGCGGATCGGGTGGCTCGCGCGGTGCTCGAAGAAGACAAAGAGGCCAAGACCGCGGCGGGCTTCGTTTTGTTCGGCCAGTTGAGAGGCTTCCAACCGCACGACCCTATTGGCGTCAGCCATTAGCGCACCCCCGCATATTCTTCAGTCGGTTGCTTCGAGGTCGGATCCGCCGGCGGCTCTTCCGGATCGGCGGGCAACGCGGGACGGCCTGGTCCCGACGGAGTCGCCACTGGCTCAGCCAGCCCAAGTTCTTTCCGCCGATCCTGCTCCCGTTTTTGCTGCACCAACACGTCCTCCCAGTCCCGACCCTGCGCGGCGCATTCATCGGCCAAGGTGGACAGCCGGCTTTCGATCGCCAGCTTCGAGGATTCCACTTCCTTGACCGGATCGACCCAGCCCCAGCCCGGCGCAATCCATGAGGCACGCAGCCAGTCTTCCCGCTGATCGCCAAACAGATTCACGGCCGGCAGATCTTCGTTAAGCCAGGCCTCTTCCAGCACCCACTCGTAGCAGGGCTGACACAAGCGGCTCGCGAGCCAGGTTTGATCGGCGCGGAAATAGCGGCGTGCCTCCAACAGGGCAGCCCGGGCGCTGCTGTAGTTCGTGCGGGAGAAATCTTTGAGGACGAGTTCCAGTGGCAATCCAAGCGAGGCTCCGATGCTGCGCAAGACCGCCAGAACAAACGGCTCAAACGTACCGCTCGGCCGCTTCGGATCGCCAAAATTGATCGATTCGCCGGCGCCGAGGTACTGCACCATCCCCGGCTCCATGCTTTCGATCCTGTTGCCGCTGGCGTCGGTCTGATGCCCGGTAAATTCAACATTCGGATCCGTCTTGGTCACAAAGGCGACAAAACAGGCCGCGACACGCGCCGCGACGATCTCTGCCTCCATGAAATCGCCCAGATCTTTGAACGCCGAGAGCACCGGCGCAAAAAACGGCTCGCCACGGGTCTGCCCAGGACGTTTCACCGCATAGAGATGCAGTACGTTCTTCCGTCCAGCCTTATTCACCGCCGGATAGCGCACCCATTCGTTCTGCCAGATGCGGGACTGCCCGAGAATGACGTCGCCCGGGTGATGCTTGCGGATGTGATAGGCGATCGGCTCGCCACGTTCGCCCAATTCGACCCCATCGCGCACGTTCGGATTCCCGCGCAGGCTCGGTGGGGTCTCGACGCGATCGGCTTCGATGATTTCGAGGGCTAAGCGATAGCGGCGCGTCCGATCGTTCTTCAACATCAGTGGCAACACAAAAACCTCGCCGTTTTCCAGGATCTGCCGCTTCACCAGCGCCTGGATCTCGTAAAAATCCATGCGGTTCTGGCTGTCGGCGGTCGGACACCAGCGGCGCCAAGCCCGTTCAGCGGCCCGCGCAAAAAGCGTGACGTCATCCAGCCGGAGCGCGAGCGCGTCGGCATCGGGACGGCTTTGCGGCCGGAGCCCGGTGCCGACGACATTCGCGACGACGGTGCCGGTGATGGCGCTCGCGTGCGCATCGTTGCGATTCAGATCCCGGGAGCGTTGTCGTAAGGTGGGGAGATCCCCGAGGAGATCGGCGTCGGCGGACCCGTTCAGCGCTTTCCAATCACCCCGAAGGCGATTCTTTTCCGCGCCGCGATACGAACTGAGCATTTTGGTGGCCGCTCGCGCCTTGAGCCGATTGAAAGCCCATCCCGGCGACACGATACTGAGCGCCGCGTCGAAATAGGCCCCGACTTTTTCCAAGCGAGTGAGCGTGACGGGTGGGAGGGCTCGGCGCGTCATGACGGCCGCCCCCCAAAATTCACATAGGTGCGGAGCGGGCCAGTCGAGCTACTGGAGGTCTGGCGAGCCACGAGCCGCTTCTCGATCGAGATCAATTGCTCGTAGTCGTACTTGACGCGACGGCCGTTGAGCTCCATCTCGACGAGCCCGCCGGCCAGGATGGCGTTATTGATCGCCGTCCGGACGTTGGTGAGCATCTCCTCGATCGTGGGTTCCGCCATCGCTCCCTTTGCGCAAACAAAAAAACGCCGCCCCAAGGGGAGTGACCCCCTCAAGACGGCGTTCCGGTGGTGCCAGAAATGGCCGAGACGACTATTTACGCGCTGAGCGCATGCCGGACCGACTCAACGGGCTTTGGTGCCTGGCGGCTGGTGTTGGTCTCGATGCGCGTGACCCCGCCGCGATAGCACTCGATGACGATTCGCCCGGTGAATTCGACCGGCAGCATCTTCACTTCCTCTTCGACCCAGTACGGTAGTTTCATGATGTGCGTGAGGAAATATCAGGAACGAAATTGAAAGGGAAGAGGGTACTGACAACTACAGTTGTCAGTCAGACCTGCACCGGTCTCTGCAAATAATCCCTGATAAATCGAATCAGCTCCTCGCGCAGCACGTACCGCTCGCCGATATTGTCTCGGAAGAATTCGAGCTTCCCTCGTTCGAGCCAATTATAAACCGTCCCACGATGCACACCGATCAACTCAGCCGCCGCCGCCGGGCTGAACATCGGGAACGCTGGAATGATGACGACCACAGATTCACTGGCCGTCGGCACCGTTTCTACTTTCACCGGCACCGGCGCCGCCTCGCGGGGCAGTTGGCCCATCCAGCCTTTGCGCCGGGGATTCCACGTCACCGCCGATTCATCCAATTCGACCGCCGTACCGGCCGCGGATCGCCGCCCGGCGCCGTGGGTGGCGCAGGAGTCGCCACGGCTGCCGCCACCGGCGGGCGCGGCACCCAGGGACGGGACGGCTCGACCTCTTCCGGCGCTTTGATTTCCGTCTGCACCGGCTGCTGCATCTTCGCCGCGAGCTTTTCCCAGTTCGGATTCAGGAGACAGATCGCTGCGAGGTTGTAGGCCTTCAAATCCAGCGCTTCGTTTCGCGCCCGGATCTTTTTATAGAAATACCCCGTGAGCACACCCCGATCGTACTTGTTGCGCTTCTCTTCGCTGGCGAGCTGGGAAAAATGTTCTTCGTCATACTCCGGCCGATCCGGAAAGTGCATATAGCCGGGGCCGGGATCCGTAATCTTCATGCGGGAAAAAATGGTGTCTTTCGCGGCGACAGTCCCGACGTGATAGAGGTGAATCGTCGCGCCACGCGGCTTCGTCGGCCGGGGCGGTACGAGCGGCGCTCCCTGTTGATTGCTCCCCTTCAGCGCATAACAGCGGCCCCGATAGCGCCGTACGAACCAATAGGCCTCTTTCGTATGGTGCCCGCCGGTATCCACCACGACACATTCCACCCGCAAGGCGATGCCGGCGACATGCAACCACTTCCGCTGCAGCCAGTCCGTCAGATCCTTCCAGACCATCGGCTGGCCAGGTGAACCGGGGAACACCCGCTTTTCGATACTCCACGACTCTTCGTCGACACCCCACCCCTCCACCTCGGCTTCCAACCGATTGTCCTGCACATCCACCGCGGCCGTGAGGACCAGCACCCCTTCAGGACAGGGCGCTTCATAGGTCTCCCGGCGCTGATAGAGCTCGCTCTGATTGATCTTCTCGCCCTTCTCTTCCCAGGTCTCGGCAAGAATCGTATTGATGAACGTCTTGAGCTTCCGCACGTCGCCCGTCGCGGCTTTCTCGTTCGCATCGATCCATTGCCGGGCGAGTTCCGGCCAGGAGAGGGCCCAGCCGTACGGTTGATAGATCGCATTGATGTGAAACGAACGGATGGGATTGTCCGGATCCTCATGTACCCACCGGCCCTGATCGAGCATCCAGCCTTTGGCATGCTCCGGGATCAGCTCCGCGCAGCCGGCGCACCGATAGGCCGCCCGGGAGGGGTCCGCCACGCCGTCGAACGTGTACACCAACTGGCCCCACTGCAGATGCTGACGATGGCCACAGAAGGGGCAGGGAACGTGATAGCGGCCTCGACTCCCCTTTTCAAAATCCGGTTCAATGCGGCTGGTGTCCGCCTCCAGCGGCGTCGAGAGTTCGAAAATCTTCCGACGGTCAAACGTGGCCGTGCGCTTTTCAGCCAGATCGACCGGATGACCCTCCCCGTTCACATCCGCCGGGCAGGCGTCGACTTCGTCGATCATGACGTAGCGCGCACTGGTGGAGCGCATCCCGATCGCGCTGTTGCAGCCGATGAAGTTAATGAATCCGCCCAGGAATTCCTTCGTGAAGATATTGTTGCCGCTGTCGCGGGAACGCGCCTCACGCACTTTGCCGCGCAGGCAGGCCGTGAGATCGATCATCGGCTTCACTTTTTCATTCGAGAGCTTCTTCGCGAGATCCTTGATCGGCTCGAACGCGAGCATCACCCCGGGCGCCCGATCGATGACATAGCCGATCCAGTTGACACCGATCTGGGTTCCACCAATCTGGACGCACTTCATGAACACGACGAGCTTGCAGGGGTGCGACGGCGAGAGGCACTGCATGATTTCCCGTAGGAACGGCGTGCGACTGGTCCGCCACCGGCCCGACTCGGCGACATATTGCGGCAGCTGCACATGCTCATCCGCCCACTCGTCGATCGTCTGATCCGGATCCGGCCGCACCCCCGCCC